TTAGAATAACAACTTTACCTTCAGCATTTCTTTTTAGATTGTTTTGCAGTAATGACAAAGTTTGTTCTGCGTTGATAGCACCTAAATTACTGATCGCAGCCAAAGCTGTTTGTCTTGTAGAAGCCATTTCGTTGGAGGTTTTCATATCCTCTAAACTCTGCTTCAAAGACATATTTTCCTGTTGCATTTCTTGGTTGGTTTTATTTGCCTCTTCCCAAAGAGTTTTCCATTGACCCTGATCTTCTAATTCTTGTTTACGTTGCTGATCTTTTTGCTTGTAAACATCATCAAGTTTTGTTTTGATGCCTTTGAATTTTTCTTGTTCATCCGCAACTTGTTTCTGTAGAGCAGATAGTTTTGCTTCGTACTCTGCTTTTACAGAATCAAGATTCGGTGCTTGTGGTTGTGAAGCAGTTTCAGCCACGGGCTGTTCAGCATTGGTCACAGACTCAGGCTGAATTACTTTTTCTTCGATTGCCATTGATTACTCAGATAATGCACTTGTGGACTTTTTCTTTGAA